CTAGAATTTATACCTGATTATGAAAATGATCAAATCATTGTGAGAAGAAAAAAATGGAACTTAAAGAATGGTTGAACTCAATCAACACAAATAAAAACAATTTAATTGATGAGGATATTGATTTAGAAAAGAAGTATCCATCTTACATAATCAATAGATGTTTATCTGGACATATAGATGCGGTTATGTTTGCAAATGAAATGAACAAACATCCTAATCTAGCAAAGAAGTTACAATATGACTTTTTTCTAAATAGTCTCAGGAAAAGGAAGAGATACTCTCCTTGGCTTCGTAAAGAACAAATTGAAAACCTTGAACTCGTCAAACAATACTATGGTTATAGTAATGAAAAAGCGAAACAGGTTTTAAATATTCTGACTAGAGAACAACTCTCGTTTATTCGAGATCGACTTGAGATTGGAGGTAGAAAATGAATTCTATTGTGGAACCTGAGATTAGTTGGTCGCCAGACCAAATGATTGAGATTACATTAAATGAACCAGATGATTTTCTTAAGGTAAGAGAAACACTGACTCGTATTGGTGTGGCCTCAAGAAAAGAAAAGAAGTTATATCAGTCTTGTCATATTCTACATAAACAAGGCAGATACTACATTGTTCATTTTAAAGAACTATTTGCATTAGACGGCAAGAGAGCAAATATTACAGTTAATGATGTACAAAGAAGAAACCGTATTATTCAGTTGCTTTTAGACTGGGGATTGGTTGCTGTCGTATCCACTGATAAAGTTAATGATATCGCACCACTAAACCAGATTAAAGTTATTTCTTACAAAGAAAAAAATGATTGGAATCTTGAAACTAAATACAACATAGGTAAAAGAAAAAAACCAGAGGAGGATTGAAATGGTTATTAAAATGGACAAGTCTCAGGAATTTATCAAAAGTGGTAAAAAGTTGATTAGCGAATATGATGGAGCAAATTTGAAAGAAGATGAGGAGCAAAAACCAGAACTATTAAATGAAGAAGTGTTACTATCTTAAAAATTTATATAGATAGTTATGTGTTTAAATTAAAACAATCTATGCACAATCTCATATCGTTCAATAGTTTACGACCTTGGATGAATGTCGAAAGAGAGACATCTCCAAATGATTCAGTTGATGATTATTTTGAATGTATTTCAGAATGTGATGTAAGAGATAAGTCTTGCGTTAGTCACTGTAGAGTTCTGCTAGAATAGGGAGGAAACCGAAGTGTTTTTGAGGGGTTCACCACCCCTTATTTTTTTGCCTGCTGTTATAATTAGTAGTGTCGCCTTCGGGGACAAATTTACACTCGCTTACTTAAGGAGAACTATGAACTTACAAAGGTATCGTGCTGCCGATCTAGGAGATTTAATGGATCGCATCACAAAAAACAGTATCGGTATGGATACTTATTTCGATAAGTTTTTTACTGAGACCATAACAAACTATCCACCTTACAATCTAATACAGGTAAATAACTCTGAGTCTCGTTTAGAGATTGCACTTGCTGGATTCAAAAAGGAGGAAGTCCATGTCTATACTGAATACGGAAAATTATTCGTTGAAGGAAAGAAAAAGGATAAGGAGACAGGATCCGAGTATGTCCATCAAGGACTGGCTCAAAGATCTTTCAACAGAGCCTGGACACTCTCAGATGATTTTGAAATCAGAGATGTCACGTTGGAAGATGGACTTCTTACCGTTAAGTTGGGTAAGATAGTTCCAGAACATCATGCTCGAAAAGACTATCTTTAAATAAAGTGAAAGGGATCTTGACGATCCCTTTTTTTATTGGTATAATAAAACTATTATTATGAATTCATGTTAAGTAAACTCTCAAATATTCAAAAAGATAAACTCTTGCATTTTTTCTGGGGGGCGATTCTTTCTTTTATTCTTATGATTTCTTTTGGAATAGTTGGAATGATTATTGCTCTTATTATTCCAGCGATTAAAGAATTATATTATGACAAGTATCTTGGAAAAGGTTGTTGTGAGTGGGCAGATTATTTTTATACAATTGCCCCAACAATAATGTTAGCAATTTTTAAATATTATTAAAATGTCTGTTAAATTAGTAATGCTCAAGTCAGGTGAGGACATCATTGCCGACGTTAAAGAGCTTAAAACCGAAGAAGGGATTGTTGGATATTATTTTCACGACCCCTTGATTGTAAAGATGTTTCACCCAGAAGAACCAACTGTTTTATATGAAGAAGATTCATCAAGAGAGTATGAATCAAGAATTAGTGTTCAATTTTATCCTTGGATTCCTCTTACAGAAGAATCAAGAATACCTTGTTCAGCAGATTGGGTGGTAACAATTGTTGAACCAGTGCAAAATGTAAAAAAACTTTATCGAGAGAGCTTAAATGGAAGAAACCAAGGTGATCAAAGTCCTGTTGTTGTCCAGTCAGGAGATAGTAGTATCGGAGATTGAAGAAATCGCTGCAGAGTTTGGAGATCCAAATTGTAAATTAACAAAACCTTACAAAATAGTGGAAGGTGATTTACAAAAGTGGATGGAGGACTATACTGAACAAAATGAAATAATGATTAATTCTGACAAGATTATAACTCTTGTCACTCCTAGCCCTATGATTTTTGAACAGTATTCCAAAGTGACTTCGTGAAATTTTATACTAACATACAACTCATAGGTAATCAGTTTTTGATTCGTGGATATGAGAATGGAAAACACATCACACATCGAGAAGAATGGAAACCAACTCTGTTCGTTCCATCTAAAAGAAAAACAAAATATAAAACACTAGAAGGTGAATCTGTTGAACCGATTCAACCTGGCTTTGTAAGAGATTGTCGTGAGTTCTACAAGAAGTATGATGAGGTCGAGAACTTTAAAATATATGGCAATGACAGATATGTTTATCAATATATTTCAGAAAAATATCCAGAGGATCATATACAGTTTGATATCAAAAAGATTCGTCTCGTAACGATTGATATTGAGGTTGCTGCAGAAAGTGGTTTCCCTGATGTAGAAAATGTTGCAGAAGAATTATTGTTGATTAGTTTGCAAGACTATGCAACAAAGAAGGTCACAACTTTTGGTTCAAGACCTTTTGTAAATAAAGATCCAAACGTAACATACATTCTATGTAATGATGAGGTTCATCTTCTTAGATCATTCTTAGCATACTGGAGAAAAAATCTACCAGAAGTAATTACTGGTTGGAACTCTCAGATGTATGATATACCATATCTTGCTGGTCGTATCAATCGTGTTCTTGGTGAGAAGTCCATGAAAGATTTATCGCCTTGGGGTCTTGTATCTCAGGATGAAGTTTATATTAGTGGTCGTAAAAACATTACTTATGATATTGGTGGTGTGACTCAACTTGATTATCTTGATCTGTACAAAAGATTCACATACACAAACCAAGAGTCATATCGATTAGACTACATTGCTAACTATGAGTTGGGTGAGAAGAAACTTGACCATGATGAGTATGATACTTTCCGTGAGTTCTATACAAAAGACTGGGATAAGTTTGTTCGATACAAAATCATTGACGTTCAACTAGTTGATAAACTTGAAGACAAGTTGAAATTAATTGAACTTGCGATTACAATGGCGTTTGATGCTAAAGTTAATTTCATTGACATTCACTATCAAGTGAGAATGTGGGACACTATCATTTACAATTACCTCAAGAAACAGAACATTGTCATACCACCAAAGAAAAGAACCTCAAAATCACAAAAATACGCAGGGGCATATGTCAAAGAACCGAAGCCAGGAAAGTATGACTGGGTGGTTTCATTTGACCTTAATAGTCTGTATCCTCATCTCATTATGCAATATAATATTTCCCCAGAGACCCTCAAGGATGACAAACACCCAACAGCTACAGTTGATCGAATACTTCAAGAAGAGATAGACTTTCAACTTCATAAGGACAGTGCTGTGTGTGCCAATGGTGCAATGTATCGCACTGATATTCGTGGTTTCTTACCAGAGATTATGGAAAAGATATACACAGAAAGAACTGTGTATAAGAAAAAGGTGCTTGCTGCAAAACAAAAGTATGAGGATACCAAAGATCCTAAACTTGTCAAAGATATTGCCACCTTCAATAATATTCAGATGGCTCCGAAGATTCAACTGAACTCTGCCTATGGTGCGATTGGTAATGAATACTTTCGTTATTACAAACTAGAAAATGCAGAAGCGATTACTTTATCTGGTCAGGTTTCAATCCGTTGGATTGAAGATCGGATGAATAATTATCTAAACAAAATACTTAAAACAAAGGATGAAGATTATGTTATTGCTGTTGATACCGATTCTATCTATTTGCATCTGGGCCCTCTGGTCGAGGTTATATACAAAGAACGAGAGAAGACTACTGAAGGTGTTGTTGGGTTCCTTAACAAGATCTGTGAGATGGAATTTGAAAAGTATATTTCGAGTTCTTACGAAGCGTTGGCCAACTACGTCAACGCTTACGAGCAGAAGATGTTCATGAAACGTGAGAACATTGCTGACCGTGGTATCTGGACTGCCAAGAAAAGATACATCTTGAATGTCTGGGATAGTGAAGGTGTTCGTTATGCGGAACCTAAACTCAAGATGATGGGTATTGAGGCAGTCAAGTCATCAACGCCTGCACCTTGTCGTACCATGATTAAAGATGTCCTTAAACTTATCATGACAAAGACAGAGGATGATGTAATCGACTTCATCGAAAACTGTCGAACAAAGTTTAGGTC